AGTAAATGATACATATCTTTCTTTATTAATCGTCCTTTATTATCATTTTCCACATGCAATCAACCAAACTAAGTGTTAAAGAACTTCAAACAGTTCTTAATGATCTACCATTTGAAATGGAGGATCGTAGTGTTACTGAGGGAGATGATTTTTACCGACTTTATACAAAGTTCTACAATGTAATTGAACACACTGATTATAAAGTTGATATCGTAGATTGTCTCTCTGCGCTACATCGAGTTATGGAAGATTTAGAAATGTATTCTTAACTTAATCCACAATAAAAGGGGTCGTAAGATCCCTTTTTTTATCCTATTTTCCTTTTTATTATGCAATTAACCTCACCTAATCTTCAAACAGTTGTTGACTACTATCCAACAAAGAATTGGATGGGAAAGAATATCGAAGACAAGATATTAAAGGTCATAACTAACAACGGACAAACCATATTAAAGAGAGTAATTGATATCGATAGTTGGGACAAAGATATACAAAATAGACTAGATAATCACAATTTCGCTGTTACTATCAACACCAAAAGACCCAGACAGTTTATATGATTTAACCTAATAGATTATGAGTAAAAATGTTAATTACTCGTCTTTATTTGTCTCTCATTGTTAATAGTCACTCCGAGTCAAACGCCGCAGATTTTTTTATACTTAAGATCTACGATTGCCTCTTATGTGAATATACATGAACCTGACAATGTTCCCCACTAAATAAGAACGAAGAAGAACTAATAATAGTCAAAAGTGTTGACAATTTGTTAATATCTGTTAGAATAAACTATCAACTTCACTCTTCAATCTTATGACTTCTCAAACACTATCAAATGAAAAAGTTACACGTTATAGAGTAACATTAGATTTCACAGTTAATGATAAGAACTGTACAAGTCCAAGTGATTGGAATTGGAGAGAATTACTAGAATTGGATGATAACGTGAATGAGAGAGTTAAAGAGGTATATGTAGAGAACTTGGGACAGATTGCCTGTAAGAAAGTAACAACTAAGAGAGGTAATCGTCATGGATAAAGTAAAGCAAACCGACATGAAGATTGTCGAAGATACTAAACATTTTATTGAACGATTAACTGACCCTGATGATATTGAAGAACAACAATATTATGATGGGTTTGTTATTGATTTTCCACAAGACTATGATCCCTAAACAACATTTAGAAAGACTAATTGCATCCGAGTTTAGTTCACAAGAACTATCATTAATTAAACTGTTAGTGTTAGAAAACCTCTCCAAATATGATGACGTAAATGTTATCGAAGAGAGTGGAAGTATCTATGAGTTACTAAAGCAAATTCAACACAAAGTTAATTACCTTCAGAGCGACATTAGAGGGGAGTTTTCCACATAAAGTTGCTCAAACTGTGGATAACTTATGATGAATTAGTTATATTTAAAAAGGGTTAAAAAAACGTATAAGTGTGCTCTATCTCGATAACGATTAAGAGTTAATTAAGTGCTCTCAGAGTCGTTATCTTGGGGCGCATTATAACACAAATCCTCTGAAATAGCAAGGGAATTCATGAAAATTTACATAAGACAATCAGAGGGGAATTTGCTACATTTAGAGTGGACAGTGAGAAAAGTGTCACAAGACTGGTTGATAACGTCGTCTGAGGGATTATAATAAGAAAGTAACAACAAAGGACTTAAATGCGTAAAATCGAAAGAGCAATGAACAGTGCAGTAATTAACCGCACTAATTGGAGCAAATCAAACACAACAGTTTGCTACAACGACTCCACAAATTGTTCCACTATTTCGCTACATGGTCACCAAATTGCTACTGTAGATCATAACACTAATGCGGTTAAGATCTCGTCTTGTGGTTATGAAACAGTAACCACAAAATCCCGTCTCAATGCTTTACTTAGTGAGGTTATGTACGGTGCGAAAGTATTCCAAAAGAATTGGAATTGGTTCGTGCAAATGTATAACCAAACAGAGTCATTCTTTGACGGTATGGTATTAATTGACCATGGCAATCGTCTTGAGGTTTGTTAAGCAAATGTCGTCCTAATCCTCGTCATCATTCGAGCAACTTAAGGACGACAATCTCTCCTCTCTTCGTTAACACTTTTCCACAGGTTATTATGTCTGAGTTTGCTACACTTTCAAGACTAGATCTTGAGATCTTGGATACACAAAACAAGATCAAATATATCAGATTACCGAGCAGCAAACCTCGCAAATCTGATCTCTGGTTAACACAAACCAAAGGAACACGAACTAACACAAATAGGGGTAAGATTAACTCCAAGTTCGCTACACTTTTATGAGATATTACAGGGGTTAGGTAACACTAACCCTTTTTTCATGTTTGCTTGACATAAGGGAGGCAATATGGTAGACTATGTGTAGCAAATGAGCAGTTAATTTGCGTTTCTTATGCTTATCTTATGGATGCGATGATGGCGGTTATAAAAAGCGCTAAGTCCCTAACCTACAACGAACCAAAAGCGAGAGCTATATATTATTAGTATTAAAATATTTTTTCAGGTATAAAAAAATGCCCAAGTATGAAATAGAGTGGCAGGATCAATTCGGCCATTGGAGACACTTGGTAACTAAACATAATGAGAGAGATGCGTTTCGGTCAGCACAAGCAAGAGCAAAGTCCACAGGAAAGAGACATAGGCTGATGACAGAAGGCACATTATGTGATATACTAGAACCATAACGAAACAACTATGTCAGTCTACAGAGATTACGAGATTCGTATTAACTTAAATGAGTTAATCGAAAAAAGAATTCCGTGTTGTGATCTATTACATCCAGATCACTGTTTTACAGCAGATCAGGTATCACAGATAGCACATGATATTAATATGGACTTGGATCTACATCCAATCTACCATCAGATAGATGAGCATATCATGAGGTATGTTACTGCAGCTGGTATTGATAACTCAGAACACTGGGTTGAAAAGAAATTACCTGACCTTGAGGAATAATCATGTCTGCAATGTATAATGATATCAAAATTGAATTTAACTTGAATGAGTTAGTTGCAATTAGGGCAGGAGTCCTTAAGTTAGAGATGACTGAGGATGATATAGACGAAGTGGCTATTGATGCACGTATTCGTCTTACATGGGATACTCTTTATGGCATGATTGATGACCTTATATTAGAGTATATGGATGAGGATAACCCCAATCGTCCCCATTATGGCGAGATCTCTCCAGAACCTGGCAGAGAAGCAGAGTTAATGAGATTAGAGAAGGAAGCAAAGGCAAGAAAGAAATACTTTGAGGACAACTTTGAACTAGTTGATTTAGTTGCACCAGCATGGACTATCCAAGTACCGAGGAGAAAGACATGAAAACATACCATATCTACCTAAACGATAGGTGTTTATTCAAGAATTTAAATGCTGAGGAGTTTAAAGTAATATGGGGAAGACTATATCATTCTTATTGGGATGGTATTACTTACAGTGAAGTGAGTGAAAATCAATTAGAACAGTATGAAGAGGCTAGTTTTTAATGGCACATGTCTTAGATCATCTTGAAGACTTTACGAATGATTGGATCAATTGGTTGCAGGAGACCGACGAAGATCATACGAGGCAAGACTTACCTGAGTATACTGGCCCTCGTTGTCCCTTCGCAAAGAAGGCATGGGATGAAGGTAGAATAAAATTCGTTAAAGTCTATGATTACTATTCTGCATATGACTTTTGGGAAGTTGTTAGCAGGGAATGTGACAGTTTTGATATTAATAAACATGATATAGTATTAGTTGTTGCTAAATCTAATGCAAATCATATAAATCCTGATCAAATGAGCGGCGGCGTTGACGGACTCAACACGTTTCTGAATGAACAGAGAAAAGATATATGGTTATTAACTAAGATAGATGGAATGTATACTATAGTAATGATACAAAGGATTACTGACTTAGACAATGCATCTAAACAATTAGAGAAACAAGGTTATTATATTGGCCACTATAGTCCCGAACAAATGGAGAAGGTGGTTACTGGTCGTGCCAAGTATAGAGAGAGATTATAATGAAGAGTTGTGATATAGAAGACTTGCCTAACTACGGTGTTATGCAATGTATATTAGAACAAGAAGAAGTAGATTACCTGTGGAAACTTGTCCATAAGTACACACCCAACGCTAAATGGGATGGTAGGAAACTTCTAGAGATAGACGATGAAGATAAACAGTTCTCCATGAATGATGATGATTTATATTTCCAAAACAATTGTTTAATGCCTGCGGCACAAAAGTACTTTGACGAGTATGGAACTCCGTTTAAACTTAAAACGACTCACTATCATGACCTATCATTCAGTAGGTTCTGGGGCCGTGCATCTAATGAAGGCGAATATCAAAGTATACACGATCATCAAGGGATTTTTACCTTTGTAGTATGGTTAACTATTCCATTTGATCAAGAAATAGAACGTTCTGCATCAATGGGGTTCAGACCAGAAGCAGGTGATTTCGTTATTGTATACCCTGATACTTGTGGACAATTACAAAAAAAGAACTATGTTCTTAGTAAAGGTGCAGAAGGTAGGATGATGTTATTTCCAAGCGATATGAATCATATTGTGTATCCACATTATACGACAAAAGACTATCGTATTTCTCTTGCTGGGGATATTGTATTAAATTCTCATAGTACTCATGCGTTAATTAATCCTAGTACTAAAGAAATCTAAATTTATAGATAGAATGAAATAGGGCTACTCGCAGATGAATATTGATCTGGACGTAAGCGAGTTGGAATTAATCTATGAATCAATTCAATACCGACTCGAAAACGATAATCACCTTATGTACCATCCAAACATAAGGAAAGATTTAGAAGATATGATGGCGATTTGGGAAGATGAATACTTATAACGTCTTTATAGGCGATAAAGAAATCATGTCAGAAGTCAGTGAACATGATTTAAAATACAAATTAGAGTTTTTAAGAGCGTATTTTACTCATTATCCTGATGATGAACTTAAAAATGAACAAATTAAGGTGGTTAAATCAAAATGAAGATTGAAAAAAGGGTTTTACCCAATCTCGGAGTGCTAGATGTAACTCTGGAGAGGGAACATATTGACCATCTTTACCATCTTATAGAAAAATATGAAATTGATGCTGATCAAGGGATGCAACAATGGATGTTAGTTGATGATGAACATCGATTTAAACAGACCGTTCTTGATCCTGCCATCAATTATTATGTAAAAGAGTGGGGTTTTCCCACAAGATTGCAGTCAACACATATTCATGACCTTACTTTTCAGAAATTCTGGGTAAATTCTACTACAAAAGGTCAATATCAAGCATTACATAACCATGATGCGGTATTTTCTTTCGTAGTTTGGTTAAAAATACCCTCTGTTGCTACTGAAGAACAGCAAGTTCACAATACAATGCACCCTGAAGCAGGTGATTTTATACTAACTTACTCAGATATAACAGGAAGACACTGTAAAGCTAACTGGAAATTGGAAAAACAGTACAATGAAGGTCATATGTTACTGTTTCCAAGTGCTTTATTTCATGCGGTTTACCCACATTTCTTAACTGATGAGAAAAGAATATCTTTGGCTGGTGATATTGCACTAAACAGTAATAAAATAGAGGGTATTTACGATCAAGGAATGTTGTTAGGCACTGAAAACAGTCAAGAATTTCTATCAAAAGAAGCTTGATATATAATATAACACTATGGACAAAATGATTTGACCGTGGTATACTTACTATGTACTGAATACATGTTATGGCTAAAGGATTTACAGTAAAAGCTACTGCCCCGAAAACGAAGAAAGTTGAGGACGACTTCGATCTGGGTAAAGCAAAAGAATTAGCGAAAGGAAAAGCATTTGTTTTCTGTCTGCCTGGTAGAGGAGTCTCTTATATCTTCTTAAAAGCATTCGTTCAACTATGTTTTGACCTTGTTCAAAATGGATCTAGTATCCAAATCTCCCAAGACTATTCCTCAATGGTCAACTTTGCACGTTGTAAGTGTTTGGGCGCAAATGTTCTACGAGGCCCAGATCAAATTCCTTGGGACGGAAAACTAAAATACGACTATCAAATCTGGATTGACTCCGATATCGTTTTCGATACTGAGAAGTTCTACCGTTTGGTATGGATGCAAAAGGATATTGCTGCTGGTTGGTATTGCACAGAAGATGGAAAGACCACATCGGTTGCACATTGGTTAGAAGAAGAGGACTTTGCTAAGAATGGTGGAGTCATGAACCACGAGACTATTGAGTCTATCTCTCGTCGTAGAAAGCCTTTCACAGTTGACTACACAGGATTTGGTTGGCTTCTCATTAAACATGGAGTATTTGAACATAAAGAGATGAAGTATCCTTGGTTTGCTCCTAAAATGCAGGTCTTTGAGTCTGGTGATGTCCAAGACATGTGTGGAGAAGACGTTTCTTTCTGTCTCGATGCGAAAGAAGCAGGATTTGAGATCTGGTGTGATCCAAAAATCCGTGTTGGCCATGAGAAAACTCGTATAATCTAATTATGGCAGACCGTTTATACAAAGTAATGGAGTTGGGTACTAATGGTTGGGGGATCCCTGATGAAAAAAGGGATCAACACCTCACCAAGGAACAGGCCGAGGAGAGATTAAACTTTCATATTAATGAAGGTGTCTCTCCAGAACGTCTTAGAGCATCTCCAGAGTAAAATTTCGGCGTAAAACACACCTTAAAGTATAAATAGAGATACGATCAAGCAAAATGGAGTAGTAATGGCAGATTCAGATCCAACAAAAGCACCCCATAACGTAGTAAGTTCTGGGCATGGTAGCGGTAGTGTAAAAGGACAGTACGATGTAAGTGCCCAAGCACGTAAAAAGAGTGCCGCAATTAACAATAATGCCCAATCTCCACTAGCTGCAGGTTAATAAAAACCGAATATTAATCAAACGCCTTTGGGTTCCTTGCCTAAAGGTGTTTTTTTGTCGCTAAATAGATTATGATATTACCTTTCTTAAGGAAATGCATAACGATCATATCAAAATTGACTATATTAGCTCTAATTTCAAGGATTTAGTTGATAAACCCGAAGAAAAGGACAATTTATTGCGTGAAGTTGTAGGAGATTTTCTCCATGACGCTAAAAGAAAGCAAAATTTGACCGAAAATGGCTAAAGTTGACACCCGATTACAAAATAGTCAGGCTTTTAAGGATATAAGTCTCTCATTTGTTCGCCATCCAGTAACGGATGATATTGGAGTGTTTACAAATGAAGCTGCAATTAAAAGATCTGTGACGAATTTAGTCCGAACACGGGTTGGTGAAAGATTTTATCAAAAATTATTGGGAAGTGAACTAGAAGATTCGTTATTTGAACAACAAGATCCAGATACTGCCGTTGTTTTGGAAGATGATATACAACTTTTGCTTGAAAACTATGAACCTAGAATAGATGGAGCAACGGTTCAGGTCATATATCCTTTAGATACCAATGAATTGACGGTAACTATTTCTTATAACATTGTGGGATTAACCGTTCCAAGACAAAATATAGAATTCGTTCTTCAATCAACTAGAATATAATGTCATTTAACCAGTTTACAAACTTAGATTTCGCTGATCTAAGGGCACAAATTAAAGATTACCTTCGTGTAAACAGCGATTTCTCTGATTTTGACTTTGAGGGGTCTAACTTTTCAACGTTAATTGACCTTCTAGCGTATAACTCATACATTACTGCCTACAATACGAACATGGCAGTTAATGAATGTTTCCTTGATAGTGCAACTTTAAGAGAAAATGTAGTTTCACTAGCAAGAAATATCGGTTATGTACCAAGATCATCTAGATCTGCACAAGCTGTGGTTAATTTCAGTGTAGATTTAGGTACGAATGACACAAAAATTGTAACTTTAAAGGCAGGACAGTGTGCATTAGGTACACAACAAGGAAGTTCTTACATATTTTCCATTCCAGACGACTTCGTTGCTACAACTGGTGAAAATAATATAGCTCAATTTGATAATTTAACGATTTATGAAGGAGTTTATCTAACAAAAACCTTCCAAATTGATTATTCGTTACCAAATCAGCGTTTTATCCTTCCAAATGCGAATATTGACACTACTTCTATTCGTGTTACGGTCAAATCTACGACAAATGAGATTTATACGCTCTATAACAACATTTTACAAGTAGATGCTACTTCTAAATTGTTCCTAATTCAAGAAATTGAAGACGAACATTACGAAATTCTCTTTGGAGACGGAATTATTGGTAAAAAACCGCCTGCTGGAGCAATTATTGAAGTTACTTACATTGTAACTAACGGAGCATTGGGAAATAACGCTAGAAATTTCTCATTTGTGGGAATTTTGAAGGATGATACCGATTCTACGATTACTGGTGGTATTTCACTTCTCACAACAACCCAAAAAGCGGAAATGGGTGACAGTATTGAAGATGTAAGTTCAATTAAGTATCTTGCACCTCGTATATACTCATCACAGTACCGTGCCGTGACCGCCAACGACTATTCGGGTATAATTCCATTCGTATATCCTAACGTTGAGTCTGTGACCGCCTATGGAGGGGAAGAACTGGATCCTCCTGAATATGGAAAGGTCTTTATTTCAATAAAACCTAAAAATGGTTCATTCTTATCTCAAATTACTAAGGATGATATTTCTAGGCAACTAAAACAGTATTCTATTGCTGGAATTAAACCAGAAATCATCGATCTCAAGTATCTTTACGTTGAAGTCGATACGGCAGTGTATTATAACACTAACGCAACTTCAGATGCTACTGAATTGCTTACTGCTGTTACAAGAACACTAACAACTTACTCATCATCGTCTGATATTAATGATTTTGGTGGTAGATTCAAATATAGTAAAGTTGTTGGTCTAATTGATGACTCTGCAAGGGGTGTTACTTCAAACATCACCAGAGTTAAGATGAGGAGGGATATAACCCCTGAGATCAATACTTTTGCAACATATGAACTCTGTTATGGAAATGCCTTCTATCAACAGTGTGGTGGATATGGAGTGCGTTCAACAGGGTTTACAGTAAGTGGTATTGATGGAACTTTATATATTGGAGACATTCCTACCGCTGGAACAACTGTAGGAAAACTTGTATTCTTTAAATTAGTCAATAATCTTCCTCTAATTGTTAAAAATGACGCTGGTACAATTGATTATGCTCACGGAGAGCTTATTTTGGATGTGGTAAATATAACAGGTGCTGCACTTGCAAGCGGAGTCATCGAAATAGAGACAATTCCCGAATCAAATGATGTTATTGCTTTGAAGGATTTGTATCTCCAATTAGATGTCGCAAATAGTAAAGTTACTGCTTTACCAGACGTTATTTCATCTGGTGAAAATACATCTGCTACATCATACGTCAAAACCTCTAGTTATGCTAGCGAAACAATCTATACAAGATAAATGACGGATATTAAAAGAGTAAAAGTCTCTCATTTAATAGAATCACAGATTCCTGAGTTTTTGAATCAGGAATCTCCTTTGTTTGGGGCTTTTCTAAACCAATATTACGAATCTCAAGAACATCAATCTGGTGTAGTTGATCTAGCGACCAATTTACCAGAATACAGGAAGATTGGTGCTTTTAATAATGAAACTTTAATACCAGCTACAGTTCTTACTTTATCTGCACTTGCAGGTGATACTACTATAGAAGTTGCATCAACAACTGGTTGGCCTGAAACTTATGGTCTGTTGAAGATTGATAATGAGATTATTACATATACATCAAAGACCGCTACTACATTTGATGGATGTGCAAGGGGTTTTAGTGGAATAGATCAGATATCGAAAGAAGATGCTGCAGAATTCTTAAATTTCGCAGAAACTTCTGCAAAGGCACACCTTGAAGGTGCAGTAGTAACTAATTTAAGTAATCTCTTCTTACAAAGTTTCTTTACTAAGTTTAAGACAGAATTTCTTCCAGGCTTTGAAAATAGATCGTTTATATCTGGAACATCAGTTACTAATGTCCTAACAAGGGCAAAAGACTTCTATATGTCGAAAGGAACTGATGCTTCTTATCAGATCCTATTCAAACTTCTTTATGGTGAGGATATTGAACTCATCAAACCAATTGAAAGAACATTAGTTCCTTCTGATAACGTATATTTCAAAACTAAACATGTTCTTTTAGAAAACTTGTTTGGTGGTGAACCTTTAGAAACTGTTGGTAACTTCTTATATCAAGATGTTGCTGGTATTGGTACTGTTAGTGCTTCAATTTACAATGTTGAGTATCGTCCAATTAATCAACAGGACTTTTATGAAGTATCGTTAGACTCTACATCATTTGATGGTAATTTCCAAGTGCCTGGTAAGACGAAGGCATTGGAATTAACTGATGAAAATGCTGAGACTCTTGTTGTAGACTCCACAGTTGGATTTGGACAGAGTGGTACTCTATTAGTTAAACCTAGAGCAGGTGCAAACTTCCTAAACTTACGTTATACGGATAAAACAATAAACCAATTCTTAGGAGTTACTGGTATCAGTACTTCTTTGGTTTTTGGTGCAGATATACTTGAAAATAAACTCGCATATGCCTATGCAGGATATGGGCAGACATCAAAACTTGAATTTAGACTTGTTAATGTTATTGATCAAGTAGATACTACTAAATCTACGAATATGAAACTTGGGGATAACCTCAAGTTACTCTCGTTCGGTAAGGACATGGGTGAGAGTGCGAAATTTAATAATTGGATCTATAATATTCCTTCTAGTCATAGTATTTCTACTCTTGATCAGGTAAACGTCAATACTTACAGAATTTCACTATATGATTCATGTGTTTTCTATATTGATGAGATTCTAAAACTAAAAAATCAAAATCAAGAGTCTGTTGACGTTACAATTAAGCAAATTGAATATGATTCAACGAATGTATCGCAAGTATATTCAAACACTATTGTTGTTCAAACTAGTGGCACGGTTCCAACTGGTGCAGACACTATTACCAAGACAGTTACCAAAGCTTCCCATAATTCTAATTATTTTGCTGGAGTAGATAACTTCCCTGTTGGTATTCAAAACAGTTATCTTGATAAAGAAGAGAAATATTTCTATGTAGCATCATCTGGTCTACCAAATTACCCTATTTTTGCAACTGACAATAAGGTATGGGTTAAGAGTAGTTCTGTAGAGGTCACAGATGGGTTTGGAACACCTTTATTAGGTGGTGGCTATACATATACCATAAAATCAGAAGACCCCGCTGCCAACACCCCTCTAAACCACAATTACGTAACTGGAGATAAAATCTATTGGGACAACACTACCAATAGTGGAATTAGTACTGGTATCTACTTTGTCACGACTATTAACCAAACTCAATTCTATCTTTCATTTAGTGGTGCTGACGTATTTGCTAAAAAATACATTGCTGTAAGGACAAATACTACAGGTCAGTACATTTATAAGTCTGGGTGGGAGAATAAAACACTAAAGAATCAAAAGATTCTTAGAAAGTATCCATTCATCAAAGAAAAGACGTTATTTGATGATCCAAACAAGAGAGAAGTTAATAATAGAGCTATCGGATTGATGGCGAATGGTGTTGAGCTGTTCCCACCTACTGTTTTTGATGAACAGATCTTCCACGGTGATATTACTAGTATAAAAGTAACAAATCCAGGCGAAGGTTATGATGTTATAACAGGCCCACCTTTGGTCATTAATGATCAACAAGGATCTGGTGCTGTTGGACATGCTAATATTTCTGGATCATTCAGAGAAGTCAAGTTAATTACTCCTGGCATTGGATATCAAGAAAAACCCAAGATAACAGTCAGTGGTGGCAATGGATCTGGTGCTGTTCTTGAGTCTAACCTTGTAAAAGGTAGAATTATTGCTAATTTCAAGGCAGATGGTACTTCAGTCAACACAACTGATGAAAGTGTAACTTTCCAAGAAAGACACAACTTTGAAGTTGGTGAAGGTGTTGTTTATGACGCTAGAGGTAATACTCCTATTGTTAACGTTGTTAGTGGATCTACTTATTTCGTTGGAGTGGAGAATGAAAAGAAAATTAAATTATATAATACTCCAGAAGAAGCTAAAGTTGGAATTAATACGGTTAATTTGGGAAATATCAGTTTTGGTTTCCATAAATTCACCTCACTTAACGCTAAAAACACTATAACCAAGATTTACGTTAAAGAATCTGGTTCTGGATATTCAAATAAGAAGATTATCGTTCAGGCAAGACCTGTTAATGGTGATACGCAGTCGGGTATTAGTACATCCGATAATTATATTCTTGCATATGATCATAATTTTGATAATGGTGAGATTGTTGAGTATTCTACCGATGGGACTGTTGCTAATGGTCTTTCAACCACTACACAATATGCTGTTAAGAAAATTGACTCAAATAGGTTCAGATTGTGTGATGTCGGTGTTTCAACACTAAGAGATCTTACGAATTATGACAAAAATAAAACTGTTGTAATTAAGAGTTTGGGTAGTGGTAAACATACCATAAAATACCCACCTATAGTAGTAAACGTAGAAAGTTTATCTGCTATTGGTAGTACAACTGTTATTAAACCAGAGATATCACCTTTAGTTCTTGGATCTATTGAAAGTGTTTACTTAGAAGAGGGTGGAATTGGTTATGGTTGTACTAACATCATGGATTTCCATAGAAGACCTGATGTTGGTATATCAACCGTTGTATATCAAGCATTATTGAAACCAATCATTATTGATGGTTCTATTGTAGACGTTCAGATACTTGCTACTGGTCAGGGGTATAGAGAAGACTCGGATATCATTGTTTACAGTCCTACAGGGGATTTTGCTGATATTAGGCCAATTATTACAAATAATAGAATAACTGGTGTATCAATACTTGATGGTGGTGTTGGTTATGCTTCTAGTGATACTACTTTAGATTTAAGAAATAGAGGTAAGTCTGCTAAGTTTATTGCTAATGTTAAAGAGTGGAAAATCAATCAAGTCAATAAAAATGAAAGTATTATTAGCGTTGAGGACTCTATATTAACGAAACCAAGTACAAACCCAGAATATCAACTTCAAACAATAGGAATGTATCCTCCACAGAAGTTGAGGTATCAACTTGGAGATAATATTGACTCTGGTAACTTAGAAACACCTAATGCAACTCATTCACCAGTATTGGGATATGCTTATGATGGTAATCCGATTTACGGCCCTTATGGTTATCAGAATGCTGTTGGTGGTGCCATTATTAGATTGAGTAGTGGATATATCCTTGATACAAGTCTAAGATCGGGTTTAAGACCTCCTGGCTTTGCATTTGGATACTTTGTTAATGATTATCTTTTTGACAACTCTGGCGACTTAGATGAACATGGTGGAAGATATTGTGTTACACCACAGTTCCCAGATGGAACTTATGCATATTTTTACAGTGTTGATGTTGATTCTAGTGGTGTTGCTGAACCTAAGTTCCCATATATGATTGGTGGTTCATTTAAAGATACCCCAATAGAAGAGAATTTTGTAACTTTCTTCAACCAAGATATTGATATTGCTGCTAGAAAACTTACTAGAAATATATCCCCATATTATCTGACATATGGTAATTCGGATTATGAATTGATTGATGATGTTAAGGATGCTTTAAAACAAGAATTTGAAGTTAGAAAAACAAAGAATGCTGGAATAACTTCAGTAACCATTTTTGCTAGAGGAGATGGGTATAAAATAGACGATCCTCTTACTTTAGACAATAGAGGAACTGATGGTACTGGAGCAAGTATTGTTGTAAGTGAAATTCTTGGTAAAGATGTAGAATCCGTAACTATTGGAGTTTCTACATTCACAGCCACTGAATTAAGGAAGGATAAGGGTTTAATTATTGGTATAACAACAGTTCCTCATGAAATATCAAGTGGAGAGACAATTGTTTTAAGTGGTATTGATACTTCTCAATTTACTGAATTTAATGGGCCTCAGAAGGTTACTGTTATTGGTAGAACTGTTGGATTGGCTACATTCTTAGATAATGTCACAAATACTGGAGTTAGTACCCACATTTACGTTACAGATACACGAGGTTTTGAACCAAGTGATCATATTGGAATAGGAACTGAGACATTCTTAGTTACAAATATTGATGAACAATTCTCTAGGTTATTTGTAAACAGAGAGAATTTTGTTGGTGCTGCAATGACTCATGCAGCAGGAGAATTTAATGTCATATTAAAACCAAAGAAATTCTCATTCCCAGTCGGTAATTCAACAGTTACGCAGTTTACTTTTGAAAATTATGCAACTTACTTTAATCCACAACAGACTGTTGGTGTAGGTTCTACTGGAACACATTATGATATACCTCTTACTGGTTTAAGTACTACTGCTACACAAACTATAGAAAACAGGTTTGTACCTCAACAGAGAATTTATATTAAAGATCATACATTCTTTACTGGTCAAAACCTAACCTATAATATGGGTATTGGTGCAACTTCTATTGTTTGGGCAAAAACCAGTGCTGGTGCAACTTCTGGAGTAGGTACGGCAGTTCTTCCTGATGGGGATGTTTGGGCAATTAATTTTGAACCAAATTATATTGGATTAGCAACTGTTGGATTCCCTACGGCTGGTGATGCAATATGGTTCTATACTCCTGCTTCTAATTCTGGTTTTGCACATTCATTAACGACTAAGTATCCCAAAGTAACCACGAAAGTGGAGAGATTCTACGGAGATGTTGGACTATCTACAGCTCATGGTCTTTTAACTGGAGATACGATTACATTAGATGCATTACCTAAGTCTCAAGAATCTGTTTCTTTCAGATATGACCCAGTTATTGCAAAGTTAACTACAAAGAAAGTTGGATTTGGATTAACTAGTTTTTCTCCTGATTTAACACAAATAAACATCGCTGATGAAGACTTACAGAGTGGCGATAAAGTAGTTTATTACGATAGTGGAAATACTATCGCTGGACTATCAAATAATGAGACTTATTTTGTTCTTAGAGAAGATACTGAGTCTATCAAACTTTGCAAATACAAATCTGACGTAGTTACTTCTAATCCTGTAGCAATAACATCTGTAACTGAGTCTCAAGCAGGTAATAAGAGTTATATTGCTAAGATTAATCCACCATTAGATTTTACAACTGGAAATACCATCACTTTTGATGTTTCTGATAACAGTCTATTGGACATGAGATTAGATTTCTTTGAAGATATTACTTTCAATTCAAGATTAGATGTTTATGGTTCAAGTACAAGTGGATTTAACATTACAAGAAATGGTATTTCTGGAAATGCAAATGCAAATGTAGTTGTTAGAACTGACATTGAATGGCCAAGTAAGACCTACTATAATTTGACTCCTGTTGTTCCTTCAGATGCAAGAAAGACATATGGAACATCTGATACTGATGTTACTGGAAGAAATAACATAACATTTAAGAATATTGTCTTAAAGAATGAGCATAAGGTCATAAGAAGTGATGATAAGAACTTTACTTTCAACTTATTAGAAAAACCATTAGAATCTCAGAAATATATCTCTAGAACAGGTGTAAGTACTATCACATATAGTACAACTTCACCTACTGCAAGGGGCCCAGTTTCTAAGACCAAAATCAATTTTCCTGGCAAAGGATATACTGTTTTACCTAAAGTTATTGGGTTTGCAAGTAGTGAAGGTCAAGATGCGATTGTTAAGGTTTCTTCACCAGAAATAGGTCAGATTGATACTATTGAAAGAGTAAAAGATGGATTTGATTATCCAACTGATCCTACTTTATTGCCATTCTTAAGTGTTCCTGCCATTGTTGATATAAGTGGTATTGCTAGAATAGATCAAATCAAAGTTGTTGATGGTGGTAAGAGATACAATCAACCACCTAAACTTACTGTTCGTGGTAATGATAACGTATCAATTGCCGCACATGTAGTTGGTGGATCTGTTGATCGTGTAGAAGTCATTGATAATGCTTATGAATTTAAAGAACCACTAAGCATAATCACAACCAATAACTCTAATGGTTATGACATTGATGCCATAACTCACACAGGAACATCTGTTACTGTTGAATTGTTATTAGATGCACAGTTTAATATCCCAGTAAAAACTGGATTTGCATCTACTGAAACCAAATTACCATTTGCAATTGGAGATAAGGTATTTGTTGAAGGTTGTAGATTAAAACCAACATCCTTAATTGCAGGAGAAGGTAATTTTAACTCTGCTGATTATGACTATACTTTCTATAGTGTAACTGGTGTAAGTACTGTCAATAATACAGTTACCTTTAGTATGAATGATGCTCCTGGCATTTCAACGGTTACTTTGGGTTCTTATGATGATGATTTCACTTTGGGTTCCATTGTCAATTACAATGACATGGCTAAGTTCCAGATGACAATTATTGATGATGCAAAGTATGTCTCTGGAGAGAAAGTAACATCTACTAGATTTGAAGGTTATGTATCTGAGAATGGTTGGAATGGAAACATTGGACAACTTAGACTTAGAGATACTATTGGAAAACTATTGCCTGGAGATACATTGTATGGTCAGGTGTCTAAACTTTATGGTAATGTAAGAGATGTTAATAGATTTAGTGTTGATACAACGCTTGGAGTTACTAGGGATAAGGTTTCCAAGAATGATATGAATGTTGGTATTCTGAATGATTTCAGTCAGAGATTATCGGATAACTTCTATTATCAAAAGTTTGCATATTCAATTAAGAGTAAGTTACCGCACAATAGGTGGAAAGAGGCTGTAAAATCTATTGTTCATCCATCTGGATTCCTAGAATTCTCCGATCTTGTAGTAGAGAGTAATTCTAAGAAAGATGCTGAAACATTGAATTTGGTATCTGTTGGTATTGCTAAGTCAACCAACATGAAGGTCAAACCTGCTGATATTAAGATTGACCTTATTTTGAATATTGATAGTGAGATGTATTTGGGTAAAAGAGATAATTTTGCTATGATTACTGAGGACGATCCTCTACCAGACGGTTCTGTACAGAGAATTTATTTCCCAGAAGGAAGACCCATTAAGAGTTTTGTTATGAATAAGACCAATAAGGTCTTAAATTTAGATGATATTTCTAGTGGATTTAATGGTGCTCATGATAGAACTGGAACATTGGTTGGAAGTAAACAGTTCCAATTAACTTCTGGCGGCGTCCCTGCCTTTAAGAAACAATATAATTCTGCTGATGGAAACGTTGTTGATCTAGCACTTAACATCATTAGTATCCAGAATCATGATTTCCAAACTGGACAAGCAGTGACATTGGATACTCAAGGTGGATCTAAAATTGGTATTGCAATTACATCCCATACGACAGGCACTAAAGATATCATTATGGCTGCCACAACATCTGGTATTGGTGGTAGTGCAATGTTTGAAAATGGATATAACGTTCAAATTCCAGGCCCTGTAACGGGTACTGCTGTAACTGCTAATCCTCCTGGCGATCAATTCCGAATTTATGGTTTTGGTAATCCTGATGGTGGATTGCCTGGCATTTCTACAAGAGGTAGTAATGCTCACTTCCAAGTTAAGTTTGACTTCAATCAAACTACTGGTCAGTGTATATCTACTGCAGTTACTTTGATTAATGGTGGATCTGGTTACTTTGTTGGAGATAATGTAAGTATTGCTGGTACATATTTGGGTGGTGCTACCCCAGCAAACAATCTCACATTCCCAGTTACTAAAGTTACTGGAACAAGAACTGGTATAACCACGATGTACAGCAATGTTCCATCGACAAATGATGGATCTGGATCAGGTGCAATATTCAACATTACCAGAGATGGTAATTTGGATGTTACTAATATTGGTATTGTAACTGGTGGAACTGGATATGCTTCTACCAATGTCATATCCATCGCAGGTACATATATTGGTGGAGCTACTCCAACAGATAACATATTCCTTTCTCCTACAGAGTTAGGTACAAATGTTATGCCTAATGAATTATTTGTTCAGAAAGTTGATGATTTTAAATTCAGAGTTGCTGGATTATCTACATCTTTACCTTTCAACTTTATTGGTTTAGGAACTGGAACACATCTACTTAAAGTTCAGGAACCAACAAAACAGGCATTGATTATGATTGATAATATCATTCAAACTCCTATAAAGAACAAAAAACTAAATGTAACTGTTTCAAGTGCTCTTGGTCAAACTGACGAAGGTGTAACGGTTTCTGCAGGAATTGGTTCTCTATCAAAAGGAGATATTTTGAAGATAGATGATGAATATATGAAGGTTAAACAGATTGGTGACACTACATTTGCTCAGGCAAGAACAGCCAAGGCAGAGAATACAGTTGCTAATAATTTCTATTATGATACTAATAGAGTGAACTCAAATGTGACTAGTGCTGATACCACAACAGTAACTCACGATGATAACCCTCCATATTAACTATAAATAAAGAAAAACGTTTTAAATAATGTCTAAACAGGGAATTAGTACTGGTTCTGCTCCGAATGACGGCACGGGTGATACCCTATTGGCAGGAACCATAAAAATCAATAGTAATTTTAGTGAAATTTATGAAACGTTTGGGGACGGTGCTAACCTTTTAAGTTTCGTTTCTTACGCTACTACTGCTGGTTACTCTACCAACTGCGGTATTGCAACAACATCAATTGCAGCGGGTATTGCGAAGAGTGTTGCAGATGATATAATGGTCAATACATCTGGTGTTGTAACATCAAGTTATGCTGATGTTGGTAAGATAACTATTCAACAGCCAGGTGCAATTACGGATGGGCCTATTGAGGTTGGTTATGCAACCACCATGTTTAGGATCAAAGCTGATGGTATGGTTGGTATCGGCACATCATTGCCTACCTCACAGTTACAAGTTGCATCATTCTCAAACGAAAGACCTACTATATGGGCAATTGCAAAAGGTAATGGACATGGATTGCGAGTATCCGATCAAAATATTACCGATGGAAAGTCATTTGTTGTTGATAAAAATGCATATACTGGAATAGGTTCTACTGCTCCAACTTGTAGACTAGATGTTCAGGGTGATGTTTTAGTCAGTGGTACTAGTACTTTAACGGATCAAGTAAACTTTAATGCAGATATTACAGAGAAGGTAGTAGGTAACTTTAGTGATAATCTCACTGTAAGTGCAGGTGGTACATTTACTGTTGATGTAAATCAAGGATCAGTTGTTCTGGGTGGACTTACAACTTCTGTTGTTACATGGGATTTCACTAATGTTAGTGGTGCAAACAGTAAAGCAACAACGGTTACTCTTATCAATAGATCTGGAATTGGTTATACCTACGGAGATGCAGTAAACGTCAATGGTGCTCCAGTTGCATCTGGCGTTAGGTGGGTTGGTGGTAATCCTCCTCCTGCAACCGCAAACGATGATATATTGACCTTTAGTATTATCAGAGATTCTACTGGTGTTACTAGAGTTTACTGTAGTAGTTCCATTAACATCATATAGAGGACGTAGATTAAATGCCAAGAACTACGCCTGGATCGGGAGCGTTATTTAAACCATCCTTTAACTCAACTTACGGTGTCCATCAGATAGAAGTCTTGTCTGGTGGATCTGGATACGCTAAAACGGATCCTCCAAAAATAGAAATTGAAGGGACAACTTCACCGACTGTTGAAGGTGTATTTTTCCCTGTTATTAGTGGTGTAGGCACCATATCTGATATTATTATCTTTAAAACAGGTGTTGGATATTATCCTGTTTTTAGTACATCTACACAGTCACAGGTTGTTGTAGAGAGAGGTGCTTTTGGTACTTTAGGAACTAGTCATAGTTCTGCTGGTATTGCTTATTCAGTATTTTCAGGTGACTATAATATTGTAGACGATAACATCTTTTTCAGTGATGCTCCCTATGGTAAAACTGGCCCAGTCGGACTCAAAACTGGATCTTCATTTGCTGGCAGAATGTTCTCCAGAAAGTTGGATCCTTATGACACTTCTGACACTAACACAATTCTAGATGACATATCATTAGAATTTACAGGTATTGCAGGAACTCAATTTACTTTAACAGAGAATAACGGGATAGTTACCTCTGTTTATAATAATGTTAATACTGGAGTGGATATTAACAATAATCCATTCGTTTTAATCAATAATGTAGTACAAACGCCAGGACTCGATTTTGAGATTGTAGATAATGCCTCAAATAAGATCAATTTCTTAAGTGGAGTTCCAAGGGCAGGAAGAATTAATAAAGTAGGACTTCAAACTGGTTCAGGATATTACTTACCTCTTAAGGCTGCTGCAAGGGTTGGTGTTGGATCAACTGGTAGTCTTGAGTTTATTCAAATAGAAGGTAAGGGTCAAGGATATAGATCAGTACCAGAAATTAGTGTTAGATCATCTCAAGGTTATGGTGCAAGTTTAACTGCATATCTTGGAACTTCAGCTGGAAGTGCAGTTGCTATTAGTACCGCAGATTATAACCATATTGCAGGTATCTGTACATTTAGTACTGGTGCTGCATCTCATGGGTTTGAGAAAGATGATAGAGTTAGGGTAACTGGTGCAGGATTTACATTTACTCCTGTATCTGCGAATAGGAATATTAATACCTTTGGATATGATTATATAACTGGAATTGCTACTATTGGAGTTACGGGTGGTCACTATATTGGTACGGGAAGTAATAGAAGTAGAAATCTATTAATAACACAAGTACAAGTCTATAATGGTATTAGTACATATACCTTTAGAGAAGATGCTTATCCGATTACTGAAGTTATTGATGCCAATAACGTATTAGTTAATCTTGGTATAAGTACACAACCATTAACTTATGTTAGTGGTGGAATTACAAGAGCTGGTGTTGATACTGCCATTTTAGAGGGTAGAAATGTACTTGGTTTTGATGTAATTGGTGTAACCACAAATACATTTGAAGCTTTTGTTGGTATATCTACTTTTGCACATCAATATGTAACTGGTGGTGTAGTCAACAGGGCAGAAGCAGGAATAATAACCAATTTCAGTATTGTAGAAGGTGGAACTGGATTCTATGCACCAAGGACTATTTCATACATCAATGAAACTCCTTCAAATGGTATTACCACTCTTACTGCTTATGGTAATCAGGCTGGAAATTCAGTTGCAATTACATTAGTAGATTATGATGATATATCTGGTGTTGCCACAATTACTTCTGGAAGTGGACATGGATTAACAACATCCAGTGTTGTTAAATTAGTTGGAATTGGTTTTAGTACTGGTCAGGGTGATATTACATTCCCATCTGATGCACAAAAGTATTATGGTGTAAGAAGTGTTGCAGATGCTAATAATTTCACTGTTAATATTGGAGATCAACTAGAAACAACTGGTATCCATACTCATCATGCAGGGATAGGTTCTTTCATTGCCTATGAAGGACATGGATTAGAAACTGATGATTTCATATATGCAACTGGTATTGCGGTTACATTTACAAGTGCTCCTTCCGTAAATGTTGGTGGAGTAGAATATGATGAAAGTACTGGTATTGCAACAATTACTACTAGAAAGAATCATAATCTGACCGAAGACGATTGCGTCATTCTTTCTGGTATATCATTCACTTGTAATTATGATCCAGCACTAGGTATATCAAGTGCAGAGTATGATAACACTACAGGTGTTATGACAGTAACAACTTCTGCTGCTCATGGTTATAAGGTGGGTAAAGATGTTGTATTTACTGGTCTAGGATTTACATGTCAGTTGGATAATGGTGCAAATCAACACTATTACCCAAGAAGTCGTTCTACTGCATACGATACTTCACTTCCTATTGTTGGTATTGCTGGTACAACAGTTACTATTGATGTTGGATTTGCTCCTCCAAAGGATCAATTCACTCATGTATTTGATAAGGCAAATGCTGATGCTTTAATAACTGGTGGTGCATATAATCACAAGTTCCTTCGTGCAGAAGAAGGTGCATTATTAACTGGTGGAGATTTTACTCACAAGTTTATTAGTGCTACTTCTAACTCTACATTCAGTGGTGGTAATTACGAACATAAATTCGTTAGTTCTGAGGATAAGACTATAAAAGTTGGTGGCAATTATGCACATACTTTTGTCCCATCAAGAACTGTTTCTGGATGTATTGATATAGTTGGTGGTGGTACAACTACACCAACAAATGCAGATTATGTTCCTAGTACTGGTGCATTAGTTCTAACAGTTCCTGGCCATGGATTATCAGGGCCAACATCTCATACAATAACAACTGCAAGATATAATGCTCTTGTTGGTATATTAACCATAACTGTTCCTAGTCATGGTTTTGCCAATGGTGATCAAATTAAGATTGATGATAATGCCATTGGATTTAAGTGTTCAATGGATGATAATTCCACCATTCATACATATCCACGTACTACTGATCCTGTAAGTAATCAGTGGTTGCCAATATCTAATAAAACAACAGATAACTTTGAAGTATTTGTTGGTATGAGTACCATTGTTAATTACAGTGTTACTGATGCTGATTATACGCCTTCTGTAGGTGTGATGACCATGACTATTGGTGATCATGATCTATTATCAGGTTCTAGTATTAAAATTAAACCATCTTCACTTGGATTTAAGTGTGAGATGGATGGTCAGACATCTACAAAGTATTATCCAAGATCTAGCGACCCTGTTTATGATACTGCTGTTCCTATTACTGGAGTAGGCGATACAACAATCACTGTACAAGTTGGTGTTACAACTATAGTTAAGTACAATATTAGATTTGCAGATTATAACCCTGTTGTTGGTATTATTACTGTTTCTCTTGATAGGGTTCATGGATTTACTGTTGGAGAAAGTATTAAATTTAAAGAAGGTTCTATCGTCTTTAAATGTGCTAAAGATGCTTTCCAAACTAACCATTTCTATCCAAGACCACAGGATCCCTTCTATAATACATCGGTTCCTATTGTTAGTTGTGCTGGTACAATATTCACAGCTAATGTTGGTGTAACAACTCTTGGTAACTTTATACACTCATTTGTTCCAAACCAAGGTGTTGCAGTTGAGGGTGTAATTTCTGGTGGTGATTATGGACATACATTTAGTGGAGTGGGAACAGATGCCGTAATTACTGGTGGTGTCTATGACCATACATTTGCATCTGCTGTTGCTGGTGGACTTAAGAGACCTTCAACAAAGGTTGAAATATCTAAAGGTGCATTAACATTCAAGTGTGCAAAAGATAATTATGCAACGGAACATGCATATCCTCGTACAACAGACCCAGCATATAACACAGAATTGGGAATTGTTGATACAACAACTAATACTTTTGAAGTTAGAGTCGGTGTATCAACTATTCAAGAAAGATCAATCACTAACGCTGGGTATAACCCTGCCACAGGTGATTTAACATTGGCAGTTGGAACAGGTCATTCTTATACTTCTCCAACCTCACACACCATCACAACCGCAACATATACTCCTTCTACAGGTGTATTAGAACCTACAATCACAGCTCATGGGTTCCTTAGCGGTGATTATGTTAAATTTGATCTTGGTGCGATTACATTTAACTGTGAGGAAGATGATTATGCAACTGATCATGCATATCCAAGAGCATCTGATCCATATTTGAACGAATGGTTACCAATTTACAATGTTGGTATTAATACATTCTCAGTTTTTGTTGGAATTTCTACAAATACAACTAATCATATCTTTAAGAGTTCTTCTGCAAATGCATTGAAGAAAGCGACTGATACAGTTGGAATTAATACTGCATCAATCGTTATGACATGTTTCAGAGATGAACATAAGACGAAACATGCTTATCCTCGTCCTGATGATCCTATTGGTGGTAATAAGAGTGTTGGTATTGGAGCAACAACTGATAATAGTATTACCATTAATGTTGGTGTAACAACGATTAAAAATTACTCAATAACAACTGCTGCATATACTGCCAGCACTGGTATTGTAACTGTGTTCTCTAATCGTCATGGATTGAA